TCCGCTTAATGAAACCAAAGACTGGTCTCCCTGGATCGACGAGCCCGCGATCCCGTGGGACTCGGTGCCTGAGTGGTGCCAGTGGTGGGGTGTTGACGAGGATGGACGGCAGGTCTTCTTTTCCCAAGAGCCTGACAATGGTTCAACATATTGGCTTAGAAAGAGGTGCACAGGAATGGTGGTTGTGCCATACCATCTCCGCATCCCCTACGTTGGCGACTGGCGCGAGTCCCTTCGGCAGCGTCCGGGGAAGGAGGCGGCAAAGTGAGCTACTTCCGAAACATAAAGCCGAAGCAGACGCCATCGGCTGTCCGTCAGCGTGTGCGGTTGCTGACGAACGACAAGGCGGCTGAGCGTCAGGCCGAGACGCAGAAGGCCAACAACGACCGTGCGCGGATGACGCGGATCCGAGGCGCAGCGCAGACGCGGTCCAAGATCCAAGGCAAGCCTGCCGGGCGATTCTCGGACGGCTTCCTTGCGCGGGTCCGGCACCATCTAGCGCGAGGTCGCGGAGCTGCCGACATCGTCATCCGCGAAGGCGTGCTTATGTCTGTGGTCGAGGCTGCCGTTGAGCAGGTAAGGAAGGAGGTAGTGGTGTGACATTTGAAACAAACACTTGGGATGTTTTTGTTACCAACGACTTCCAAGGCGCGGCAATTCTGTTCAAGAGAAAGGAAGAGAAGTGAGCGAACAAATCAAAGACGGCGGGCCGGCTTTTCCATGGCCACACACACAGTACCCAAACGGCGAGGTAGAATGGGGCTTGCCCGGCATGACCCTACGCGACTGGTTCGCTGGGCAGGCGTTGGCGGGGCTGATGGCTGCTCCTGAGTGCGCAGCTATGGGTCAAGAAGACATTGCCCATAGCGCTTGGAGTATGGCCGACGCCATGCTGGCCGCGAGAAAGGAACAGTCATGACCGACCAAGAAATAAACGAGGCGATTGCGCTGCATCTTGGGTGGCTTCGTCCGGAACATCCGGATTGCATGAAGCACAAGATTGGATGGTCGATGCCTGAAAAGTGGTGGATGGACCCCAAGACCGTTCTTAGGTTTGGGCACGACATCCCCAACTACTGCGCCGACCTCAACGCGATGCATGAGGCGGAGAAGACTGTATCAGGCGAGCAAACGCTTACTTATTGCATGATGCTTTCATCATATTTGTATGGTTGTGTTCACGCCACCGCCCGGCAACGCGCCGAAGCGTTCCTGCGAACCATCGGCAAGTGGAAGGAGGCTGAATGAGCGAATACCATTACATCGGATGCGTTGAAAAGTGCGACCGCTGTGGAATCGAAGTGCCTTGGATGTGGATTATGATTCAACCCAACAACCAGTTCCTGTGCTACGCTTGCGCGTTTCCGGAGGAATCAAAATGAAGGCAACCAAGCGTTCAAAAGTAGTCCTCGGGTTGTCCGCACTCACCGACACCGTCTATGCTGGACGGCTGAACAAGTCCGGCAAGATGTGGCGCTCTGACGATCAGCACGATGTCACAAGCGACTTCCTGCGAGTGGTCATCGAGTGGTGCGGGGTTGGGAAGCGCAGGACCATCAACGTTGGAGGTGAGCCCAAGTATTCAGTCTCCGTTACCAGGATCAGCACAAAGAAAAGCAAGAATGAGGAATCCAAATGAGCGACACGCCTAAGACGGATGACACTACGTGGCATACGTGGCACACGCGTACACCGGGCGATCCAATCGGGGCTGATGTGGTCTACGCCAGTTTCGCGGCTGGATTGGAACGCGAACTCGCCGCCGCCCTCGCCCGCATCAAGCGGCTGGAGGAGATTGGAGATGGGATAGTAGACGCCCGCACCGATGACGAATTGTATGCGGCGATTAAAGCATGGACCCAAGCCAAGGAGGCGCGATGAGCGTCCTCGCGTCCCTGGGCCTGAGCCTTGAGCAGGTGCGTGCGATGCTGGCCGCAACCGCGGTGAGCACTGGCAATCTGCCGACAAAACCGAGCAAACCGCCGAAGGCCGAGAAGCCGCCAAAGGTCTACGTCGTCAAACGGTTTTCCGACGCGCAGATTCAAGCGATCCGCGAGCGTGTTGCGCGAGGCGACAGGTTGGCGGCTGTGGCCTTGGACTTTGACACGTCAATCCCGCTTGTGTGCAGGATTGCGCGTGGCAACTCCTACAAGCACGCTCCCGGCCCGATCACTAGGCGCGGCGCTCACGCGAACAAGACCTCGCAACGCATGGTTTCGCCTGACGTGGTCTTGAGAATGCGGCTCAACGCGACGATCGGAAACGTGCGGCTGGCTGATATCGCTAGGGCCGAGCGATTGCCGTTTCCAACCGTTGCGCTGATCGTCCACGGCAAGACGTACATTGATTGTCCGGGGCCGATTATGAAGCCGCGACGTTACACGCCGCCCAAGATCCAGACGCACGAATGACGACGCGACAATTCCTAGGCCAAGAGTGGGCGGCTGCTTTCGCGCCCGCAGATCGGCGACCCATTTGGGAGTGGGCGCATGACAAAATCACCGAGCTGCCCGCTGTCTATGGCGACCGGCGCCGGTTTTCCATCCTTGGCTCGCGGCATTTTGAAGCGCCGTTTCAATCCATCCAGAGTCCCAGGGTTCACGAAATCGCGATCCTTGCGCCTGTGCGGTCGGGCAAGACGTTGCTCGCGGACATCTCAATCCCTTGGTTCATCGCCGAGGAGCACGCGTCTGTGCTGTGGGTTTTCAACACGGACGACATCGCCAAGGAGCACGTCGAGCTTCGGTTGCGCCCGATCCTCGACAACTCGCCTTGCGCGTCGATGTATCAGTCGGATCGGTTCAAGACGCGGGCGCAGGAGGTTGTTTTCACCAACGGCCAACCGCTGTTTGTGAAGGGTGCAGCGAGGTCAAACCTGCAAGCGCGGGGCTTCCGCGTGGTCGTGCTAGACGAGTGCTGGCAGTACGGCGCTGGCATCTTGCACGAAGCCAAGGGCCGCCTCGGCGACTTCGTGCGGCTTGGGAATCACAAGTTTCTGTGCATCTCGCAGGGCGGGGCGCACGGGACGGACTGGCAGATGCACGGCGACGCGGCGACTCGGTATGAGTGGGAAGTCCCGTGCGCGGCTTGTGGCCAGCACTTCGCGCCCGCGTGGACGGCTTACCGCGAGGATGGCAGCCGTTACGGCATGGTCTACCAGTCCGAGAAGTCGAATGACATCGACGTGGACATTGACCTCGCGTGCGCGACCTCGGCGGTTGAATGCCCGGCGTGCCGCCATCGGCATCCGTGGGGATCAAAGACCATTGGCGAATGGAACTCTGGCGGGCGATACAAAGGATGGGACGCGGCAACCGCGCCGGAACGCGTGCTGTTCCATTGGAACGCGCTCATTGACTTCCCGTGGCCAGAGCTTGTGCGCGAGTGGTTAGGAGCACGGAAGGCGCAGGCCATGGGCAACTATGAGCCTTTGAAGCTGTTTATTCAAAAGCGCCTTGCGGAGCACGACAACCCGCAGGGCAGGTCCGTCCATTCCATCGTCCACGAGTTCGTCCGGTACGAAGCCGCCGAAGGATGGGAGGACCAAGGCGCGGTGATTATGACTGTGGACGTGCAGCGGATGCACTATTGGGTAATGGTCTGCGCGGTGTCCAAAAAGGGCGGGGTTGTCCGGCGCTTGTACTATGACAAATGCGAGACCACCGAGGCCATTGACGACGTGCGCGAACAGTTCAAGCCAAGCGTCTTCGCCGTGGACGTGAACTACAACCGCAACAAGGACAACAGCGTCTTCCGCATGATTGCTGCGCGACGTGGGGTTGGTTTGATCGGCGACAAGGCGCAATGGTTTCCGCATCGCCACCGCAAGGTTTCTGGCGAGTTTGAGACGATCCAAAAGCAATATTCCACGCCGGCCGAAGTGGACGCCTACGAGGGCACAACGGCGCAGGCAAGGGAGCGGCTTGTTACTGTGGTCCGCTTCTCGTCTGATTCAATGGCGAGTCGTTTGCAACGCATGATCGACAAGGGGCTTTGGCAGGAACCGACCAAGGAACCTGACTCGGCCAAGGCCCGCGAGTATCACCGTCAGATGAGTTCAGAGCATCGCGAGCAAGGGCAGGACGCCAATGGAAGGCCCATCGAAAAATGGGTTGCCCACTCCAAGGAGAACCACGCCTGGGACTGCGCTAAGATGGTCCTAATCATGTCCACGATCCTTGCCGATGCGGGGATGATTGAGTTCTGATGAGTGGGCAAAAAGACATCGGAAGCTTGAGGGTTGAGCCGATTCAAACCGCAGAGGCTTTGCCGTGGCTGCTTGTTCGCCACTACGCAAAGCGGACGTGTCCAATTTCGCACGCCTTTGGGGCTTTTGACGGCTCTTTGCTTGTTGGGGTTGTCACGTACGGTGTTCCATCAAGTGCGCCTTTGCGGTCGGGCCTGTGCGGGCCGGAATGGTGCGACAAAGTTTTGGAGCTTAATCGGTTGTGTTGTGACAACAGGAAGAACGTCGCAAGCGTATTGGTGGGGCGTTCGTTGCGGTTGCTGCCGAGTCCCAGGGTTGTGGTGAGCTATGCGGACACTGGGAGGAACCATGTCGGGTACGTGTATCAAGCGACGAACTTCCTTTACACGGGATTGTCAGCGGTCCGGACGGATTGGCGTGTGAAGGGGGAGGAGCATCTGCATGGGGCGACGGTGGCGGATCGGAGTCGTGGCAAGGAGAACCGTGCGGAGTGGATGCGGGAGACATACGGGGATCGGTTCTATCTGGAGTCGAGGCCGAGGAAGCATCGGTATGTGTTCTTCGTTGGGAACCGGTACGAGCGGAAAGCGATGCGGTCGGCGCTTCGATATCAGGTTGAAAAGTACCCCAAGGGTGAGTCAGTAAAATACGACATTGGCGCTGGCATTCAAAGCCAATCCATATTTGAGTTCTGATGCCAACCGCGCACGCATTGCTTTTGGCCGTTGTCTTTGCGTGCGGCTTTTGCGTCGGCGTGATTTGGGAAGACCTGCGCCGGCAGAGATGGGAGAACCGTCAGGCGCAGCGTGAGATGGACAAGTGGAGGCGCTGACCGATCACCGGTCTAGCTGCCGAAGGAGCGCGGTGAGCGAGTCGCGGAGCTGCCGTCTCTCGTCGGGGTTGAGTCGAGGGATCCGAGCAGCAACGCGGGACACCCAAGCGAGGATCTTGATGGGCTTGCCCGGCTCTGGGTTGCGCGGCTCTGGAGCGGGGACAAGCTCGGTCCACATCAGGAGTTGGCGGAAGTCGGCAGAGTCGAGCTTGCCGCCGGTTTCTTTGATGCGCTTGGCGACCCGGATGCAATCGCGGGCGCGTTCAATAGTTACGGGGTGATCGCCGCCAACGTCGGCAAGCTGCGCCACGATGTCCGCAAGCTCGGCTTGGTGCGGCTCCAACGCTTGGCCAAGTGCTGCGGCTGCGTTGACGACCTTGGATGCCGCGATGAATGCCGAGTCCTTGGATGCGGCAAGCGTGGCCGCAAGGGTGCGGATGTTAGCGATGTCGGATGTCTGGATGTTCATGGTGTGCTTTTGATTCGGAAAAATTGCGCTCCGATCCACTGACGGCCACGGGGCTTTTTCTGCCCGCGCTTGCGGCACGCTGCGGCCCGATCCTCGCGGGCTTCGTCGTCCATGGACACGCGGCTCTGGATTCCGAGGCGACGTTCCAAGATGCGCTTCTCCTTCGAGATGGCGGCACGGGTGCAGCCGATGAGCTTGGCCACGTCGTGCATGGAGTGCGGGCACTTGTTGAGGACGAACAACAGCGCATAGGCGAGGATGCGCCCGTCGCGGTTTTTCTCGGTGAACATATGGAGCACGTCCACCAAAGCGCCCGACATGGACGACGCGCCGATGGACCCGCGCCCGTCTGCCCACTCGCGCACGATGGCGTCGATGGTGTCCGGCTCTCGGTCCGACGCGACAAGCTCCGACACCAGTTCGTCAATCGGGTCTGCCTGCGGGGCTTCCGAGGCTAGCGGGTGGTCGGCTGCATCCATGTCGAGCATGGTGTCAACAAGGGGCCGTCGACTGGAAAAGTCAATTCACAGTTGACTTGCAAAAACGGACAAATGGCCTTCAACCCATTTATCGGATGGACCGAGGCCGAGCTATTGGCGGCGCGACGCAAGGTCCAAGACGAGATTGCCGAGGGTGGCGCCCTGACTTCCGGCGGCGCTGGCGGGACTTCGTTTGGACGCGCTCCGCAGTATTCCGCACTGACCCGGCTGCGGATGATTCAGCGTGCTCTGTACGTCATCAATCCGACAACGTACCCATTGGCCAACTTGCAGCCGCAGTCCGAGATGCCTTCTTTTTTCCGGTCCAACCCCATCAACCCGATCCCGTAAGCCATGGCCGAAGCACCATTCAAGATCACGGATCGGCGAGGCTCCGAGCAATACCGCAACGCCATTGCGTTCTCGGAGCCTGTGGCGAGGCGCTACGATGGGCAACGGCGATACGTCGAGGACTTCAACGACGATGCGTCGCGACTGGTCACGCGCTATTCCCGTGAGGCGCTTGTCAGCATGGGGCGCTACCTGTACCAGAACGCGTCCCCGGTGCGGTCGGCGCTGAACCAGATGGCCGAGTATGGCGCGACCGGCATCCAACAGCAATTTGATGGATTGGATGTCGAATGGGGCAGGCAGGCTGAGGGTTGGCTCTACGAAAACAACCGGGTCTGCTGCGTCAATGGCGGCGTCTTCACGATGGATGCGCTGAAGGAAATGCTCCTTTTGTGCTACCTGCGCGACGGCGACTCGTTCGTGTTGCTGACCGAGACGTCCAACGGTTACCCACAGTTTCAGCACATTCCAGCGCATCGCATCGGCAGCCGCGGCCTTACCAAGGTCATCAGTGGGCCGTTCGATGGATACCGAATCCAGGACGGCGTGGTGGTCAACGACGTGGGTCGGCCCATCGGCTACCAGATCCTCGGCGACACGTCCAAAGAGGACCGCTACGTTTCCGCCGATTCCATCGTGCCCGTTTTTCTTCCGGAGTACCCCGACCAAGTGCGCGGCATTCCGCCGCTGGTTGCTGCCATTCTCGACTGTCAGGATGTCAGCGAGTCGCGCCGGTTGGAGATGGTTTCGCAGAAGGTTTTCGCTGGGCAATCGCTCATCGTCCACAACGAGGATGGCGGTCCAACCGAAACCGCCAACCAGATTCTCGGCTTCGGCTCTGGCGGACTGAATGCCCAAGGCCAGCCGACAACCGACGGTGTTCCTGTCGCTGTGCGCGAGCTAATTCCAGGTGAGATCCGCTACTTCCGCGCCGGCAGCAATTCCAAGGTTGAGGCGGTCACGGGCGACCGTCCGACGCAGAATCAGCGGGAGTTTTCGCATTCAATCCTTCGCCAAGCCATCGCGTCCATCGGTTGGTCAATCGACATCGCGCTTGACCAAGGCCGAGCCGGCGGGGCGCAGATGCGCGTTGTGCTGGAGTTGTGCAACCGGCGCCTAAACCATTTGCGGGAGCGGATGCTTTTTCCAGCGCTTCGGCGGATGGACGGTTACCGTATCGCTAAAGCGCAAATCCTCGGCATCCTGCCGCGCTCGGACGAGTGGTACAAATGGGATTACCTGTCGCCGGCCGAACTGACGGCGGACAAGAAGTACGACGCGCAGGTTGCGCTTGACCAGTACAAGGCGGGGTGGATCACGGGCCGGCAGGCGTGCGCCCGTCTCGGCCTGTGGTATGACGACGTGGTGTCGCGTCGCGAGACCGAGACCCGCGAGCTTATTGACGCCGCCAAGCGAATCGCCGCCGAAACCGGCACGCCGTTTGAAACCGCGCTTGTTCTGCTCCGCGATACTGGAGCCTACAGTTCCGTCACCAATTCCGCAGCCGCAATGACCGAGCAAACGCAACCCACCGAATGAAAAACTTGCATCTGATTCGCGAGGTCTTTGAACGGCCGTGGCTGATTGACGCGGTGACGCACGGCAACATTTCCCGCATCGTTGGGCAGCGTGTCGGGTTCCTGCCGACCGAGGCGCGGGAGCCCGGGGTGGATACCTGCGGCGGTGAGGTTGAAGTCGACGAGATGCGGATTGAGGACGGGATCGCTTACATCCCGATCGGTGGCGTGCTGGCCCGCAAGGTTGGCGCAATGGAGCGCGGTTCCGGTGTCGTCGATTACCTCGACATTCAGGAGGAAATCCGCATCGCCGAGGACGACGATACGGTTGTCGCCATCGTCCTCGACATTGACACTCCGGGCGGGACGGTTGCCGGTGTGATGGAGACGGCCGACGCCATAGCGGCCATGCAAAAGCCCGTCGTCGCTTACACGTCGGGCGCTATCGCATCGGCCGGTTTTTGGTTGGCGTCCCAGTGTGACCAGATCGTGGCGACCCGAGGCGCCGAGGTTGGTTCAATCGGCGTGTTCCGCGTGTTCGTCGACATCTCGGAGTATTACGCCAAGCTCGGCGCCAAGGTGCAGATGTTCAGCAGCGGCGAGCATAAGGGCGCGGGATTCCCTGGGACTTCGCTGACGCCAAAGCAGCAGCTTCAAGCGCAGGAAGAAGTCGAGAAGCTCCTCGGCGAGTTTAAGGCGACCATCCGCGAGAAACGCCCGCAGGTGCAGGACGCCGTGATGGATGGCCGGATGTTTCGCGCAATGGAGGCGCTGGAGCACGGATTGATTGACGACGTGGTGACGAGTCTTGACGACGCTGCGGAGATTGCGCGGTCGCTGGCCTGACAGTTGACCGGCGCGACGTTTGCGACATGGCCAGCCTTTCCGCAATCTTCGCGTCCGTTGGCGACATCGCCGCCAAGCTCACCGGCCTCGACGCCAAGCTCGACAAGCTTTCCGCCCTTGAGGGTGGCGCCGCTGCTCTTGCCGAGGTGCCCGCCCTTCGTGAGCAGGTTGCAAAGCTGACGGTTGAGCGCGACAACGCTGAGACTGCCGCCAACGCGTTGACCGAGAAGCTGACCGCCGCCGAGGCTAGCGCCAAGGAGGCCACCGACAAGCTCGCGGCCGTGGTCGCCGAGAACGAGACGCTCAAAAAGGCCAACACGTCGGCCGAGACCAAAGCCGCCGACATCCTCGCCAAGGTCGGCGTCGCGCCCGTTTCTGACACCAAGCTGGACAAGGTCGCGTCGATTACCTTCGCGCAGTTCAACGCGCTTTCGTTCCGCGAGCGCAACGACTTCGTCCGCAACGGCGGCAAGATTTCCA